AGTAATGTAGAAATTTCTATTCCTGTTAAAACAGAGTGTTCTATTATGATGTTAGCTTTATCAGCTACTAGATTAAACGCTGTTGTTACACCTTCTGATTTTAGTGTTCTTAATACAGATTCTAATATCGATACAAGAATTAGAATTATTAGAAACCCTGCTTATACGGGTACATTTACTTTAAAATCTATTCAAGATTCTGCTGTAGCTTACGGGGTAGGTGGGAGTGGTTATCAATATATTAGTGGTGGTCAAGTTCTTGCAACATACTTTGTATCTAAAGATAATGCTGCTGATTTAGCTACTTTAAAAGAAAGTTTTGTTACTTTTGGACATGATATTCAGGGTAATTCTGATGAATATCATATTTTTGTAACACCTCTTAAGAGTGGTTCTGGTTCCGGGTTATACTTTGCTTCTGCTAACTGGCTTGAAGATGCATAAAAAAAGCCCGCCGAAGCGGGCTTTGTGCTTTTATTGATAATAATTTAGAAGGAATAGTTAAGACCGACTGTATACTGAACATCATTGTCAAGTGCAAGATCTCCAGTCAAGTCGTTATCAAAATAACTTACCTGAGCATAAGGTTTAATAGCATACTTAGTATAATCAGCTCTCAATGAGGCATAATAAGCATCAAAACTATCAAACAAATAGACACCGGCCTTAGGAGTCAAATTAACGTTATCAAATAACACGTTTTCAAAGACTCTACTCAAACCAATCTGAAAACCATCCATATCAAGATCAATATCTTCCATGTAGTAAACAGAAACACTCGCAACCTTACTAATTAAAGGAAGGCTATCAAATGTTGCACCAATTCCATACTGGAAAGAATCCTGAAGAGGACCGTTTACCAAGTGATAAACAGCTTGAACGTCAGCGGTAAAAGAAAAATCACCGAGTGAATTAACGTCATAAGCAAGTCCAACACCAAAATGGTTTTGACTACTAGTTTCAAGAGCATTTTTTACTCCATCTACATGCTGATGACCCGAACCTGGGTGATCAGTATAAGATTTAGAACGACCATCATTTGTTGGCAGGAAGTAATTAAACCCATAAAGAGTGAATCCTTTACCTAAAGCCTTTGCCCCCGTGATTCCAATGACAGCTGTGTCCTTTGCCCTTGCTGTACCAGCGATTGTAAAATCTGAGGTATAGCCTGCATCAACACTAACCTGCGCGTTACCAGCAGTAGTAACGGCAGCCAATAATACAGAAAAAATAAGTTTCTTCATGTACATATTATTTAATAAATACCATATTAATCAACTTGCGTAGATAAATATTAACATAACCATAATTATTATTATGTCAGAATCTAAAAAACAAGAAATTTTGGACTTAGTAGCATCTTATGTTAAAAATATTGACTTATTTACTGAAAAGAATAATAAGTCTGCTTCTACTAGAGCACGTAAAGCTTTAGCAGATTTAGTTAAACTTGCAAGAGACGAAAGAAAAAATATTCTTGAGTCACGAAAAAACGATGAATAAAGGTTTTAAAACAATTTATAGAAATTACTTTTTAAACGAAATAGCCGATAATGATGTTATCGGCTTAGTTGAACCTATTACTATTGATTCAGTAGGTGACGTTGAAGCTAAAGTAGATTCAGGTAATGGGGCTTATAATGTATTACACGGTGATATATTAAGTAGACGTGGTGATAACATTATTATAGGTACCGTTAACAATAAAAAACTTAAAAAACAAGTAGTAGATACCGTTGTCATACATATCGGTTCAGGTAATAAAGAAGAACGACCTGTAGTTTTATTCGATATTATATTTGACGGTAAAAAATACAAAAACGTACCCTTTTCTATAGCTGATAGATCAGAAAATGAGTACCCAGTACTTGTTGGAAAAGATTTTGTATCAAAAATTGATAAACTTATCGATGTAGATAAAGAAGAAGTTTAGTCTAGTACAAATACTTCAACTAATTTATCAACAACAGCTTGATCATTATTCAAATCAATTTTGGATTTTTGAATCTCCTGTTGTTTTTCCATTTCTTTAATACGTTCATTACCTAAATCTTCGTAATCACCGTATACATTTTCTTCATCAATAGTATCAAAGTTAATATCTAACTCATCAGCACCAGTTTCTCTTAAACCAGGTACATAACTATTAATATCAGAAAAAATAAGGTTGAGTAATTGACGAGTTTCGTAATTAGCTTTATTACGACTTCTAGATACAAAATTCTCAATATCCTCAACACTTACTTTACCTTTTAGTTGTCCAATTGGATCGGTTAAGGAACCATAACACATAATAAACATATAACGTTTAGCAATAGTAGCACAGTCCTTAATAACAAAGAAGGCCGGTTTTTGTTTAATAACAATACCGGTTTCAGGATCGTCCGCGGCTTTAGAAGCAGGGCCATAAAGATTCTTTTCTCTTAAACTACACACTTTAAGTATAGCTTTTTCAAAACCTAAATCATCTGTACTTTTCTTAGCCACGGAATTATTTATTCAACTAAATTTTTGAATCAAGACTCAGCCATACGGATAAAGTCATAAAACTCTTTACGACATTTGACATCATCCATGAAATCACCCATCAACTTTGAAGTAATCATCCAACAACCATCATGCTTAACTCCTCTCAAACACGCACAAGTATGTTGAGCCTTTACCACAACTGCAACTCCTTTATTCATCTCACATACATCGTTAATCGCATTTGCAATCTGCATAGTAAGTGACTCTTGCACTTGAGGACGACGAGCATAATATTCAACAATACGGTTTAGTTTACTCAGACCAATAACACGCCCTTCTAGTGAAGGTATGTATGCAACATGCGCTCGACCGGTGAACGCAAGATGATGATGACTGCAGAGACTTTTAACGGGTATATTAGTCTGAGCAACTATACCATCGTAACCATCAGATGGAAACGAAGTAACTTTTGGAGGTGCATTATAGCAACCAGCAATAAGATCTTTAACGAAAGACTTAGCTACACGATGCGGTGTATTATCACTATTAGGGTCTTTACGCCAATCAAAACCAAGTGCATCTAGGAATGCTTCATAAGCTTTAGCAGCATTTTCAATAACAATGCTTTGCTGTTCATCTGTCAATGCTACCGAACTATTAGCCGTCGGTAGTACAAATTCTTTTACTCTCTGTTCGTCAGTCATACTAAAATAATAGGATATTTACTTTTAGGTTCAACTGTTTAAATAAACTTAATGCCATTCCTGTTAGATTACAACTTATTATTTGTACATATACCTAAAACTGGTGGTTCTTCAATTGAAAAGAAGTTTGGAATAGATAAACAAAATAGAGATGAATGTTTTACCTATACTGAAGAACGTTATAACAATATAATATTTGCTCCTCAGCATTTTACTCCAGATTTAATTGAACAACATTATCCAGAATTGTATAAAAGCAGCAAAAAATTTACCATAGTAAGAAACCCTTATACAAAAATAATATCTGAATTTATATATAGGGAAGGTGAATTTATACCAGATAAATTTCATAATTTTGTTACCAGAATTCCTTTAGCTATAACAGATCATAATTTACCACAAAAGAGGTATTTTAATAATAATATAGTTTATAGTCAGATATTAAGATTTGAAAATTTAAAGGAAGATTTTGAGATACTAGCAACTTCAAACAATTTCTCTCCAAGTTTACCTCATGAGAATAAGAGTAGTATAAATACATCTGAGTTAGTTAGTGAGATAAAAAGAGAAACATTAGATCTCTTAAACAATTATTATAAAGAGGATTTTGAGTTTTTAAAATACGAAATGATATGAAACCAGTTTTAGTTACATGTGTTTATAATGGTAGATCCGATTGGGTAATGGGTGGTAAGGATAATGACGAGGCTTTATATGTAGGTTCCTTAAAAAATTTATCTAAGCTTAATATGCCAATGCAATTATATTGCTGGCCTCATATGGTTGATCAAATAACCGAATGGTTAAAACCTTTTTGGAAAGATTTTCAAGTTATTGGTTTAGATTTATTTGAATGGCCAAGATCATATGAAATTTTAGAAACTAAAAACAAATTTATTTGGCACGATGTGGATCATGAAGGTAATAAACGTAAAATGATTTATGCACCAAGAAATGAATTACTTTGCCATTGGAAGTTAAAATGGTGTAGTATGGCAAAAAATAACCCATGGGGTTGTGATAGGGTTTTTTGGATTGATGCCGGTGTATCTGAATGGTGTAAAATTCCTTTATCATTAGGTGGTGCAGAATATGTATACCCACATCAATTAGATGATCAATACCCTGATTCACATTTTTGGCCTGAAAATAAAAATAATATTTTTAACGAAAAAATTACTGACGGTATAAAACGTATATTTGAAGATAAAGATTGGTTTTTTATCACCCAAGATCAACAAAACGATAGATTATCAGAAGCTGATTGGGAAGATTTTGGTGTAAAAACTAGTTTAATATTTAAAGAACTATTTGATTGGGAAGTAGGTAATAGAAGATGGGGTAATGATAATCCAAACAAAAAGATTTTCAATATTAAAACTTGTGTAAATGCACCTGACGTTAATCAGGAATACCCTGCCTGGACAGTAGGTACTTTCTTTGGAGGTAAATTTGAAGAACTAGATAATGTTATACTACCATTATATATGAAAATATTTAACAGGTTTACTGATGAACATGATTTAGTTCCGTTTACTGAGGAACCTTATTATAGTATTATATCTCAAATTCATGGTTATAATCTATTTTGGTTTGATAACTGGAATCACGGTCATGAAGGCGAACCTTGTTATCATGGTAACAGTAAGAAACCATTTTATACAACCCTACTTGACGTAATCAATTACAAATCTGATTAAATACTAATGTATGAAAGACTTTGACAGTATATTAACCGAGTGCTTAAAGAGCAAAGGGTTAAGGTATATTAGGTTCAAAGTAGATCCAACTCTTAATCAGGGCTTTGAAGAGAGTGAAAGTTATGAAGGGTTTGTTTTACATGAACTTACAAACGAGGCTTGTGGTGGACCAATGGTCGGTGGTATACCTCCTTTGCTAAAAGTTTTAATGCCAGGTGGTTCTATGCCAGGTATTTTTAGTGTAAAGAAACCAGTAATAACACCTAACAAACCAGGAGCTGTAAAAATGTTTAAGAAGTTTATTGCTAAAAAATTATCTAAACAATTAGATAATAAAGTTATGGAACAAATAAAGAATACTAACGATATTGAAGATATTGAAGTATATCTAAAACAAAGTGGTCTATCGGATAAAGATTTAACTACATTATATAAGAAAGTATTAAAAAATGCCGCTTAAAAAAGGTAAAACAGACAAGATTATAGGTGATAATATTAGTGAGCTTATGGGATCCTATAAGAAGAAGGGTAAAATAGGTAACAGTAAACCTTCTTCTAAAAATAAAGCTCAGAAACAATCAGTGGCTATAGCTCTTAACCAAGCTGGTAAATCTAAAATGGATGAAATAGCTTCTCAATATATAAGTAAAGATGCTTTATTAGAAGCTAAAAAAGCTACTTATTGTGGTAGATGTGGTCATACCCATGTTAAAGGAACTAAGTGTCCTAGACCGTTTAAAAAGAAAAAGAGTTGAAAGAAACGGAACATATCTTAGTATAAGGTATGGCTAATTTTGAAAGTACTAAAGTAATTGAACTTGGTAGCTGTGCGTTTCGTCAACCTCAAGCTAAGTCACATTGTAGATTTCTTCACGGTTATAGGTTAACTGCTAAGTTTTGGTTTAGTTGTAATGAACTAGATGAAAATAACTGGGTTGTAGATTTTGGTGGTCTTAAAGGACTAAAAGAAAAACTACAACAACACTTCGATCACACCACTATTATTTCTAAGCACGATCCTTTCCTTGATGACTTTAATGATTTAAATCGTAAAGGTGTTATTGATCTTCGTATCGATGATGGTGTTGGTATTGAAATGTTTGCTAAGAAGTGTTTTGATATTGCAAGTATCTATGTATCAGCTATGACTGACGGTAGGTGTGATGTAGAAAAGGTTGAGGTTTGGGAACATGAAAGCAATAGTGCTACATATACAAATAAGCATGTACAGAAAATGACCTTTAAGGAAGAAGAAAGTAAAGAAGAAACTAAAAAAGATGAATTCCAACCTATTACACCTGAAAATACACCGGTAATTAAAGATGAAACTAAATACACTAAAGAAGGATTAAAAATTAACCCTGATGGTTCTATTCCAGCCCCGGTTGGTAATAAAGTATCACAAGGTTTAGGTGATATGTTTGGAGGTACCTCTTGGTCTACTAAGAGTGGTGATAGTATGAGATGATAGAAAGAGATCCAACAATTAATAAATTACAGCAAGATGTTTTTGCTAAAATGGCAGAGATATCAAAGCCTTTACCAGACGAAAAAATACCTCTTCAGGATGATATAAAAACAATATCGCCTGAAGAGGCTATTAAAGAGTTACTTGAGATGGAAAAGAATCAAACAGATTCTAATACCTGAACAATATGTTTAAGTAACTTGCTTCTTACAATTTCGGATTTTTCAAACTTAAATGTATGAATACCGTTAACAACACTATTATCAGTATCAAATGCCTGTAAGATAGGTTTAAACCCTGATTTACCGTTAATGTCACTTTGGTTAGTATCACCAATAATAACATACTTTGTTTCTTCACCGCATCTTGTTAATAAAGTAACAAGCTCTTGCCTCGTGAGATTTTGAGCTTCATCAATTATAACAACAGAGTTATGAAATGTTAAACCTCTTGTAAAATTAACAGGGAGACATTTAATATACTCTTGTTTAACTAATTTATCTGAAGTGGTCTTAGAAACTAACTCATCAAGTTTGTCTATTAATGGTAAGGAATAAGGTTGGAATTTTTGATCTAATTCACCTGGCAAATGGCCAATCTTTTGCGTAGCTGATTCAACTACACTTCGCAGGTAAATAATTTGCTCTACCTTTCTTGCCTCTAATAATGTCAATGCTCCATAAACTGACAAATATGTTTTAGCTGTACCTGCAAACCCATCTGCAAATACCATTTTCGTCTTTTCATCTATTAAGGTTTGTATAAACCTTTGATGCTTTTCAGAAAATTTAAACTTCGACTTAATGTTAAAGTTTAGTTCCCAATTTTGTTGTTCATAATCATTTGTATTAAATGATCCCGGTTCGAAAATTGCGGCTAACCGCGAGTTTTTTCTTCCCATATACATGTATTTATGCTTGAAGAGTTAGTTGTCTATACTATAATAATAATATGATTGAACTTAAGGATGAGACTATATTTCTTAGTGATGATAAAATTTTCTATACTATAGAAGGTGAAGGTGAGTATGTAGGCATGCCATCGGTGTTTATGAGAATGTCGATGTGCAACCTAACGTGTATTGGGTTTAAGTCCGAAGATGCACCGTATGGTTGTGATAGCTACATTTCATGGAGCATTAAGAATAAAATGTCATTTTATCATATTAAGTGTATGCTAGAAGATAATGGTTATAAAGATCATTTGTTTAATGGTGCTATTCTTAAACTAACTGGCGGTGAGCCTCTTATTCAGCAAGCTAAACTTCTTAAGTTCATCGATTACTTGAAGCAAGAGTGGGGGTTTGTACCTCGTATTGATTTTGAAACTAATGCAACTATCTATCCTTCAGATCGATGGGTAGATGAGTTTCAAGCTACATTTACTACTTCACCTAAACTAAAGTCAAATGGTGATCCTAAAGGTAAGCGTTATATTGAAGAGGTGCTCGATTGGCATACAATGCATAATTCAGGGTTTAAGTTTGTTGTACAAAGTCACCGTGATATGGAAGAAATTATGACTGAATATGTCGATAAGTTTGATATACCTACCGGTCGTGTTTGGTTAATGCCTTGTGCTGGTAGTCGTGAAGAACATATTAGAGTTGCAGCAGATGTTGCTGAGCTTGCTAAAGAGTATCACTTTAACTTTAGTCCTAGATTACATTTACTACTTTGGGACAAAGCATTGAAAGTTTAATTTTATAACTTAAATTAATATATGTCAGATTGGATAGTTCCTAATTTTCATAAAGCCCCTGAAGATTCTTTATTCGACAAAGAATTCGATTATTTCGTAAGTTTAGGTCACCGTTGTTGTGTTGGGCAATCACTAAACTACATGAGGAAATCATCTTTTCCTTTCGATTGGCAAGTTACAAAAATTGATGTACTTCCTAAAATATTCAAAAATGAGTTTAAAGATTTTTATCCTGACAGTGGTGTTGATTTTGCTCATGTAATTTATTACAATGATGAAAATGATCAGGAAACCGATAAGATCAATGTAGAAGCTACAACTGAGATATATACAAGAAGAAGTAAGCGTTTAGTTAAACTAATTAAAGAGAATAAACGCAGATTACTTTTTGTTAGACACAAATATGTTTGGTATTGGTCTAAGTGGCCGGATCATGCTGCTCAATATGATGCTAATCCTGTAAGTTATGATTTAGATCAATTATCTCAAGTATCTGATATTTTAACCAATCAATATGGTAATGATAAATTTCATATTCTTTATGTATACCAGGATATGAGTCAGTTAAAAGATTTTAACTGGGATGAAAGGGGAAATATTGATCAAGAATCTTTTAAATTACCAGACGGTCAAACTCAGATTGAACAAGCTAAAGATTTTACATATATAGAACAGTTAGGTTTTAAGGATAAACACATTACACCTGTTGTTGTTAAACCTAATAATGTAAGAGTTGAAGGTAATGCAATGTGTAGTTGTATTAACAATTTCATTAACTTAACTGAAGATGTTCAGGACTTTGAATTGCCGTATGGTTTTGAGAAAAAAGTTTTGAGTAGGAATATCGATGTCGAATAATAAAAAATATATTTTTGAACTTAAATTACCAGAAATTTTTAGTAATAAAAATTACGATTTTATTTTTTCTGGTTTTGAAAATAAAGAAGGTAATCTTCTTTATCGGTTCGATATATTTAAAATTGAAAAAAAAATAACTTGGGAATTTCAATGTAGTGAGATACCCGAAACTTTAATTTTATGGGGATATAAGGATAATTGGACTAATGATCAAGTTAGTATACCCGTTAAAGATTTATTAGTACCAATAGAAAAAAATGAAGTAAAAGAAATTGATAAATCTAAATTAGAAATTTTTAACAATAAAGTTACTTGCGTTTTTATAGATGAATATAATGATGAATATATTAACAGTATTATTTCAGATTATAAAAACATGGGAATTAAAAATATATTACATATTAATTCTAAAAATTTCGATATACCTGAAATTAACAATATTAAAAAATATTCGGAATTTATAATAAAAGAACTTTATAATTATATTGATACTGAGTTTTGTTTAATCAATCAATGGGATGGGTTTATTTTAAATTTTAATGCATTTGATAATGCATTTTTTAACTATGACTATATTGGGGCAGATTGGTGGTGGAAGCAAAACACTTCAGTAGGTAACGGTGGGTTTAGTTTAAGGAGTAAAAAGTTCTTAGAAATTTGTTCTATAGTTTTTTGTAATTATATTATAGATAAAGATGAAGATGAATTTTTTGAAAATAATATTGACCTATTATTAAACCAAGGTATAAAATTTGCCCCTGTAAGTGTTAAAAATAAATTTAGTATTGAAAATGATTTATATAATAATCAGTTTGGATTTCATAATTATATAACTCAAAATTTACCTAATAAATGTAGACAATTTTATAAAAATAAATTTTACCACTCAGGTGATTTAGGGGATATAATTTATTCATTACCAACTATAAAGGCATTAGGAGGAGGGTTATTAGTATTATCAGCTGATTATAACAAAATGGATGTACGCAATAAATTAACCCTTGATACGATTAATGATTTAAGAAAAGTTTTAAACTTACAGGATTATATTATTGATACTAGAAGTGCTCATAAAATGCCTGCAGATATAGATTATAACTTAAACGATATGAGGCAGCCTTTTATTGATTGGGGTGCTGGTAAGTTTACTGAAGAAGAAGTAGATGTTTTACGAAATAAAAATTTAACTCACCACTATTTTAATTTATATAATTTAGATCATTATCATGAACATATACAGTGGTTACACGCAGACATATCAAAAATATATAATAATTTTCCTATCATTATTAATAGAACTATAAGATATAATAACAAAAATTTTCCATGGCAAGAGATAGTTAACAAATATTTTAATAAAATAATTTTTGTAGGGTTACCTGATGAATATAAAGAGTTTTCATCTAATTTTGGAAAAATAAAATATGTTGAAAGTTCTAGTATATTAGAACTATTTCATATAATAAGCGGTTGTAAAATTTTTATAGGTAATCAATCATTTCCATATTCTTTGGCTGAAGGTTTGAAAAAAAATTGTATTCAGGAAACCGATACTTGGGTAGGTAATTGTCAATATTTTAGACACAATTCTTTTATATCTAAAAATGGTAATAAATACGATTTTTCAGAAATAGATAAATTTATTACTAAATTTTTAAATTAAAAAATGTTAAAGTCTATTAGTATAAGAAGAGATGGTGGCTTTGGGGACATGTTAATGATTTTTACTTTATTTAACTCTTTAAAAAATAAAGGATTTGAAGTAGACTTTAGATGTAGTACTCATTGGAATCATAAATTTTTAAATCAACAAAATTTTATCGATAAAGTATCAGATAATTTTAAAACTATTGATATTGATTTATATGATAATGAACATAGAGAAGAATATAGACAAACTCATGTTTTTGAAAGTTTTAAGCACAGAATTGAATCGTATGTAACTGAAGATTTAGATGTAGAACTATTTAAATTAAACTTTATAGAAAAAGATGAAAAACTTGTATCTAAATTTCTACAAAAAATAAATAAACCTATAATTTTAATAAATGCAAAAGCTAATGTTCTTAATCGTTCATTAACTGATTCAAATATTAAAAACATATGTGTCGAATTAAATTCAATTGGTACCGTTATTAATATTAATAATAATTATTTTGTTGAAAATAAAAAGGTTATTAATATTTTTAAAGATGTTTTTAATCCTGATATAAGTTTACTTGCTTGTTTAATTAATCAAGCAGATATATTAGTTACAACCAATACCGGTACTATGCATTTGGGTAATTGCATGCATAAGAAGGTAGTTAGTATAGATCAAACTTTTTATTCATCAAATTATAATATATATAATAACCCTAATTTTGAAATAATTTCTTCTAATTTAGAATGTTTAGGGTGTGAAAGCCACGGTGGTTGTAAAATTGATAATAATGTTGGTACCTATACTAAAAAAGATGAAAATGGTAAAATACACGGTGAGGATAAATACCCGCTGTGTTCTATAATAGAACCACATAAGGTTGTGAAAGCTGTTAATAATTTAATCAATAACTAATTTACAGTCTTTTAATAACATATCAAAATATTCATCTTTAAGATTTTTATGTTCTTCATAATGTATACCCCAACCACTTTTTTTGTTAATATCTGATAAATCATTAAATTTAAATTCAGCTAACTTATTAACATATTCAACTCCTAAAAATCTGTAATGAAGTATTTTTAATTTATCTTTTTCTTGTTCTTTTCCTGTTACTACAATACCTTCAGGTTTTGCCCAATGGCACCCAGGTTGTAGGTTAATATTTTTTATCATCTTACTATTAAATGCTGTGGGTTTAGATTGATCTTTATAATAAAACCCCATTTTAATTTGATCAAAAATAAATTTATCTTTTTTATATTCTGGAAAAGTTTTACTAACCATATTATAACCCATAGTTTCGGGTAGAGAAATATCTTCTTGCTGTAATTGGTTGAGTTTATTTCTAACTCCATTTTTGTGATAAAAAAATTCATCACAATCAACAACTAGAATCCAATCATTGATATGAGAAGTATAAAGATGCTTATAACCATTACTTCTGTTCCACCCGTTAGATAGATTGTAGTTACAATTAAGTTCTTTTACAATTGTTTCTTCATCTATGTTATCTAACACACCAACAGAATCTGTAATTCTTAATTCGATATTACATTTATGATTTTTTTTAAAATATGACTTTATTATGTCGTGAGAAGAATCTGAAGAATTACCGTCAAAGAATATAATTTCATCACAAAATGAAGTATAATAATCTAAAAAGAAAGGTAGAATTTTTTCTTCATTTTTACATTGAACAATAGCAGTAATTCTCATTTTTTACGTATTTATTATTTTTCTATGCATAGCCAATTGACCATAAAAATCCATATCTTTAGTAATTTCTAAATTTTCTTCACCGTATCTATCCCCGGTATAATTTTTTAATATTTTGTTAAACGGTATAAAATGTTCAATTACAAATGGGGTAGGGTCTTCATATTCAAGAATTTGTTCTTTTGTTATATTTTTTAAATCATATATATCAGTTAAAATATCATATATATTTTTAAGTTTTTTTAATGTTTTAAATCTTTCTTTACATATTATTTGACAACTTGTTTCTGGCATTTTATATCTTTCACACCATAAACCATACCAATGATGTTTTAGATTTTTTAAATCATCAATCATAGATTTTTTAAGTATATAAAAATCTGATTCAGCATGAATAATTTTTTCAAAATTAAATTTTTCTGCTATTTCAACAGAAAATGCAAAACTACGCCACCAACCCGGGCAGTAAAACTCTAACGGCCTTCCTAAATGTAAATCAAAAGTGTAAAAGTTAATTTTATCTAAATGAATTTCATCTGTATTAAAATTTATAGGATATTTTTTTGAATATTCGTTCCAATCATCATTACCTCTTTGACATATAGGGGATGCATCATCAATAAAAAAGAAATATGAATCGTTGTCTATACTTTTATAATGGTTAAACCATTTTAAATATCTAGATACAAATCCTTCCTCGGTATCAAAGAAAGAAGTGCAAAATATCATAGATGACATATTAATATATAAAAGATAAATAATAAAAATATATGTATATCGATAAACTTTTTTCTTTAGATTATAGCAAAATAAAAATAAAAGATGTAGAAGATATTTTATCCGAAAGAAAAGTTGATAGTAACAGAATACAGAAAATCGTTGTTGAAAATAATAAAATAACTCAAGCTACTGATACAGAAAGTTATCTATATAAAAGTATTGAAAATCTTATTCATTATACGGAAAACAATAATTACATTTTTTACGAGGCTCTTGGAGATGTTCCTGCTGATAAGATAAAAGATCTACCTGTATTTGGGTATTGTAGAAAAAAAGACGATAATGCGTTTAAATGTTATTTTACCCCTCTATTTATTGGTCAAAAAGTTGCCCATTATGTTAAAGATATACCGTATGAAAAAAGAAAACCTATAACATGGAGTAGATTTCCTGCTATTGATACTATTGATAACAAATATGAAAGCTGGAGACTACAATTTGCATTCTATTCTCTAATAGAACCCTCATGGTGTAACATTAAATTTTTTGAACATTATAATAGTGGTATTAATTACAAAGATATTGTAAAAATAGATGCAGATTTATATCGTGAAAATGAAGGTTGGGAATATAATAGAGTGTATTGTTTTTCTCAAGGTTCTGGAGCTCCTTCTGCTAATAGAGTAATAAAAGCTCTTTATAGTGAAGCACATTTATTTAAAATAGGTCCAGATGAATTTACTAGTTATTTGGACCTTATGATAGAACAATTTATTAAAAGAAAATATAACTTACCTGGGGTCAAATTTAAAGAATGTTGTATGCACTTCATGCATAATAAAGAAGATGCAAAAATGAAAATACCTTTAGTTAAAGAAATTTTTAATGAAAAAAATTTTTATGTAACTTTTAAAAAATATTTAGATTTTTATAAAGAAAACAATTATTAGTAATAAGACTGGCTTTTACAAAAAATGCCAATAAATTATTGAAATGAAATTTCTTATTACTGGTATTACAGGCTTTGCTGGGCCACACTTAGCTAATCTTCTTATTGAAAACGGTCACGAAGTTTTTGGTCTAGTAAGACACTCTAATGGACGAGAAACTGATATCCTTGATGTAGTACCAGATGAAAATTTTAAACAGATCAAATTCGTATATGGTGATCTTCGTAACTATCTTTCTATCTCAAAAGTTTTTGAAGCAAATAAATTTGATGGTGTATTTCATTTAGCTGCTCAATCTCACCCCCCTACTAGTTTTGTTAACCCTATTGGTACTATGGAAGAAAACGTTATGGGTTCAGCAAATCTTATTCAAGCAATTGAACTTCATAACCCTGAAGCAAAGCTAATGTTTTGTAGTACATCAGAAGTATACGGTAACGTTGGAAGAGATGGTAGAAAGATTCAAACAACAGATCAGCTACTCCCAGCTAACCCGTATGGTGCAAGCAAAGTAGCAACTGATCTTTACTTACAAGAGAGATTTGAGAACAAAGCTATCCAAGGTTTTATTACTCGAGCCTTTTCACATACTGGACCTAGAAGAGGTAAAACGTTCTCCATATCATCCGATGCATATCAAATAGCTCGTATGATGAAAGGTTATCAGGATAAAACTTTACTTGTTGGTAACTTAGAAACAATTAGAGTTGTAATTGATGTAAGAGATTGTGTTAATGCATATTATCTCCTTATGTTAGCTGATGGTTCAGATGGTCAGGTATATAATGTATGTGGTGAAGAACCTCATAAGATGGGTTATTATACTGATCTTTTAATTAAGCATTCTGGTCTAGATAACGTTGAAAAGAAAATCTACGATAAGTTCTATCGTCCTATTGATATTGATTATCAACACGGTGATAGTGAATCTATTACAGAACTTACAGGTTGGGCTCCAAAATATAACTTAGACCAAACTATGGAAGACTTACTTCAGTATTGGGTTAACAAAATTGCATAAATATATGCATGAGCCTCTTTAATGAAAAAGTTAATCAAATTTTGGAATTAACTTCTCTTGATGCTAATGAATTAAAACCAGGCGACTTCTGCGTTAACACGAATAAAGATTGTAAACATTTTGGAAGTCAAGGTGTGGTTATTAAAGTTAAACCACAAAAAAATAGTACTGGTACAATAGGTAACCTTATCAGATATATGGTTACCAATAAAGGTAAAACTTTCAAACCCGGTACTATTTTGGATAAAACAGAAATTCAATTAGATAAGCTTGAAGAAGATGAAGAAAGAAAATTATCTAAACTAGCTAATATGGTTCAAACAGCTCTTGATTTAGTAGGTTTAGAACCCACATTCGGTTCTTTTGCTGATGCAACTAATACAGCAATTTCATTAATTAGAGCTTTAAAAGCAGCAGTAAAAAGAGAACCTAATATAGCTAAAAGACATATCATAAATGCAGGTATTAGCGCTATATCAATTTTACCGGCCGGTGATTTAGCTAAACTTATAAAACTAAGAAAATTAAGAAAAGGGTTTACTAAAGGTGTAAGAGCTGGTAGAAAATTTTCTAAAAATTATAAACAAAAAGGCAACAGATTTAAAATTACAGATGGTTCTGGATACGGTAAACCTAAAGAGTATGAAGTTACTGAAAACTATGCTGACGGCAAAGTTAAAGGTAAAAGCAGACCAGGTAGGGTAAAAAGATCAGGAGCTAGTTGTAAAGGTTCGGTTTCTTCATTAAGAGCAAAAGCTAAAAAAGCCGGTGGTGAAAAAGGTAAGATGTACCATTGGTGTAGCAACATGAAAGCTGGTAAGAAGAAGGCCAAGAAATGAATGTAATATATAAA